TGTGACAATCCATATATTCCAACCTGACGTTGTGCCATAGTGATTGTGTTTACTAATTCTCCAAAATGCTTAATACCATCGCCATATTGCTCATTCATCGCTGCAAAAGTATCACTATTAGAAGTAACTACTTTAGATAATTGATCCATACTTAACAGTGCAGACCCTGCTGATTTTCTGAATCCAAAAATACCTTCTGATAATTGAACACCAGCACTGTTTAAATCCTGATACATTTTAAGTTGACTATCAAGGTATTCATATAAAGCAGTACCAGCTTTAACGATCATATCAAATGCGGTGGCAGCAGCACCAATAGGGCCAGGAATAGCTTTTAATGGGCCAAGTACATTACTTACACCTGAACCAAAAGCCTTAACAGCGGTACTTGCAGTAACACTGTTTCCTGTTAATGGACTAAGTGAAGTCAATAAACCCTTACCTAACGAATCAAGTACTGTTTTAAACGGATTACCGCCTGCTGGTGGGTTTGGATTAGGGTTAGGTGGAGGACTACCGCCGCCACTACCACCACCAGCACCGCCATGTTGACCTTGCTTAGCTATTTTAATCATTGCTTGTTTCATGATACCTAAAGTATCATTTTGTTTCTTCGCCTCTTGAAGAAGGAGATCTAAGAGTACATCCGTTTGCATAAAACAATTCTCCATCTTATAAATAAAGTTATTATAGATTTATTTATTCACGGAGTAGCTATATGAGTAACATGAACCCTTTGTCACAATATACAAAGAACCCAATTAAATTCACCAGATTAGTAACAAATAATAAAATTCCTTATAAGTCTGGAGTACTAAAGAATCCAGATGATGAATTAGGTATTTGTGCTCGTTCCGCTCGTGATGAATTACTATTCAATAACCCTGATGCATTAATGAACGGAAAAGCAGTAAAGAATGTAATTGAAAACTGTGTACCAGATATACTGAATGCAGATGAACTATATCTTCCAGATGTTGAGCTTCTATTACTTGGTATTAAGTTAGCAACGAAAGAAGTATCTTATGAAATTGAAACTAAATGTCCTAAGTGTGAAAAGTACGGTATGTTTGAAAGGGATGTAAACTTTCTGTTTGAAACAGCTAATTTAATCAAAGAAGAACCAAAAGTGATTCTTGAGAATGGACTTGTTATCTTCCTAAAACCTCATACTTGGAAACAACATACTGAGTTTAGTATTGCTGCATTCCAGCAGAACAAAATGATGCAACATGCAGATAAAATTGATACAGATGAAGAAAAAGTAAAACTTATCAGTACTATTTTTGACAACATGGCTAAATTACAATTCGATATGTTAACTGAATTTGTATCACGTATTGAATTACCAGATGATGTAATTGTAGAAGATAGAAAGCATATCAGAGAATGGGCTGAAAATCTGGATAAACATACAATTGATGAAATCACAGAAGCAGCATATGTAATGAATATGTCCGGTGTTGAACATAATATGGATGTTCAATGTTCAGAGTGTGATCATGAATGGACTCTTGAAAACCTACAGTTCGATCCAAGCAGTTTTTTCGTGCAAGGCTTCTCTCGGAAGACTACGAAGAAGTAATGAAGTACTTGGCTGATTTAACGCTTAATCAGGATGAAATTGATAGAGGGTTATGGGAGATAGTGATTAATATTCCAAATGTAACCTATGAGTTACTACTGAATATGCCCGTAACTAAAAGGGATACGTTAATCACTACATGGAACAGAAAGGTACAAAAAGAGAAGAAGCAATAAAAAAGCACCCATTGGGTGCTTTTTTTGTATGTGTCATAATCCAAAATGTTTAGTAAGGTAACTTATCATGGATTTGAATTCGTGGTATAACTCGGTATCACCAGACACATTTAGGTTGAAGTGTACGGCCTTATCATCAAAATCAATATCATGGCTATCATTATAATTGAATACGGTAGGATTATTGATCATGTACTCAAACTGATATTCTTTTCCTTTATGGTCACTGCTATAAGCACCAACAAAAAAGGGAACACCAGCTAAGAATAAAACATCATGATAGTGTTGCTTATCATGTTTTTTATCATCAAACGTAATATTCAACGAAAAATCTTGAAAGGTATGACCTAACAACTTAACAATGTCATTAGAATCTATTACTGTTTCTTGGTATGAAATTTTAACAGTAATGTTTTCACCAGTTAAAATATTACATCTAAAAGGGATTTCATTAGTTTTAAAAGATTCTCTGTCTTTCAGATCAACTTTTAGATGATTAAAGATTTTATCAAACATTTCTATCAACTCGTTAGCTGTCTTGCTTTTCAAGCAAGCCATGAATTTCATTCGTATGAATTCACTTCGTTCATTCAGTACTCATATCAATTCAGATTATTTTTAATTACTTTATAAGTTTAACAATCATTACTTGACGTGGTTTCTTGAGTACATTTAAATCCCCCCGCAGGGAGGGAAGAAAAAACCTGACGTTGGTGCGTCGTACATTTCATACAGCGAATTTTGGATACAACTATATTGTACCTAAGCGGAAGCGGGTTGCCCTGTTTCTTCCTATCGCCATTCTTTTGCAACGGTCGTAGCTAATCACTACTCTACTTATAAAAGCTGTATGAATAACTCTTATAAGCGTCTAAGTACTCATGAATTCTGGACACAATTATATTGTAAAAAGTGTCGCCAAATTCATCTATTGAGTAATAGACTCCCTTATATCATTTGGTAAGGTTTGGCCTTATATGTCTATCGAGGAACCTACGGGATATTATCCGGTTCTTTATTGTGCCACATTGCCGTATGTCCAACCTGTTTTGTATAGCGGTTCGGGATAAACACGGGTTTCTTTTGCACATCGTTCTGTCTGGACAACTCATCTGCCATCTACGTTTTCGATAGGATCAGGTTCTATTTGTCAGTCGTTAAACTGCCAGTCAGGATTGTTTTCTATACATATAGTATAGCACATAACAGGATCTGTTTCAGTTTTTTGTAAATACTTAATATGTAATTATATGAGTACTTAAATATGGAAAACAACAGATTAAAAGATAGTAAGGATGCTGGTACTTATCGTAATGAATTATTGAAGAAACAAAATAACATTGACCCAATCACAAAAGAAAAGATTCATGATCCAGTACTTGACCACCAACATTTCGGTGAACAAAGATGCCGTCAAGTACTTCAACGTGAATGTAATTCCTTTGAAGGTAAAGTACAGAATAGTTTCAACCGATATATGAAACATCTTACTGATAAACCTTTACCAGAAGTCCTTAGAAATCTTGCGGATTATTTAGAGCAAGATTATTCTTCAAACAAAATCCATCATACTGCCTTATCAGTTGATGTGAATAAGTTCAAAGCGTTGCCTGCTGACAAGCAACGTGAAATTCTTATTAACTTAGGGGTTCAACCTGAAACGAACGTTAAGAAACGTGCAAATCAAGCCCGTAAGTTGATAAAAACTGGTGCACTTAATATGTTAGATATAAAAAAAGGGAGCTAAGGCTCCCTTTTTGTTTAAAAGTCGTCAGATGTACAGTACTCAATAGTACTGAATGAATCTTCTTTTACTACCTTCAGAATATTAGATGCTTTACTCAATAGTTCTTCACGATGTGATACCACGTAAATGTTCTTATTGCGTGTTGCACTTAAATCTTGTAGGATACTCCAAGCATTATATACACCAGAACTGTCAAGACCATTATCAATTATCTCATCAACGAAAAGAATATTGATGTTCTGATATAGTGATTCGTATGTATCACGGAATGCAAGGTTCAGTGAAATAATAACACGGTTTCTCTCACCTCTTGATAACTGTGAGTAGTCATATGACTTACCGTTCATTGAAATATCAACACTTAAATCATTCATGAACTCAACTAAATGATTAGAACCGCTTTTCTCAATATAAAAAGATAGTCTTTTGTTAAGGAACTGAATGTTCTGCTCAATAATACGTTTACGAACATGAGAATCTTTGTTCGTTAGTAGTTTTAACAGGAAATCTTGGTGTTCTGATAACGTAACCAATCTATTATATTCATCCCAATCAACAATCTGCAAAGAATCGTTCTTTAATGTTTCAATTTGCTTGAAATACGTATTTTCTGATTCAAGTGCTTCTTTTAATGACTTCTCAATACTCTTTTTCTGAAATTGGAGCATACTAATAGTACCAATATCCATATATTCATTATCAGGAATATCAATATGTACTAAAGTACTTAATTGTTCCTTAATTTCAGCAATATCAGATTCATATGGGTTAGATTGTTCATCTTGTAGTGCTTTTTCAAGTGATTCTAACTTATGTTCATGTAACTTAGCTTCAGATAATGTACTGTAAAATGTAACAGGCTTAACTGGCATTTCAAATAGTTCAGGCAGTGATGATTTTAGTGTATCAATCTCACTTTCATAAGTACTTATTTCATCTTGTATACTGGCAATGTTAGAATTACATTTATCAAGTAGTGATTTATGAGAATCAGTGTGGTCTAAATGTTGTTTACACATAGGACATTGTGATTTTTCTAAATCAAGTACTAATTGTTCTTCTTTAAGAAGTTTATCTTTAGAATTTTTTAGTAGACGTTCATGGTTTTGAATCTTAGAACTGATAAGTGCATAGCTATTCTTCATTTCAGATAGAATAGTACTCAACTGTTCCCAAGCCTGAACATCTTCATGTAATGCCAACTCAGAAGAAATATCAAGTTCTTTCAGTACTTCAATTTGCTTGATAATAGATGAACGTTGTAGTTGAATGTTTTCATTAAATTTATCACGCTTAGCTTCTGAATCTCTTAATGATGCATTTAATTTAACGATCTTATCGTTATCATCACGAATCATACCTTGACGGGTTGCTTCTTTCATTAAAACATTGAAATCAACTACACCCAATTGTTCAAGGTTACTTTGTAACTCACGAATCTTTTCTTCTTTTTTCATTTCAAACATTGCTGCTTGTTCTTCAAGTGAAGAAATACTACGTTCAATCTTTTTATTACTTTCTGTAATTGTTTCCAATTTAAACTTCTCTTGGTCAGCAAGTCTTTTTGATTCCTTATACATATCTTTAAGGAGACTTGCTTTCTCAGTAAGCTGAGTGATACCAAGTAGTTCTTCAATCATGTCACGTTGTTTTGAAGTACTTAACGCTAAGAAAGGTTGTACGTTAGTATTAAGAATAACAATGTGTTCAAATAGTGTTTGGGAAATACCAAGTACTTCTAAAAGTTCTTCTTGGGTATCTTTCATTTCTCCACGGCTTTCATCTGATTCTACTTTTGAATCATTTTTGTAGAAGTTGAAGAAAGTAGGAGAACGTCCACGTTCTACTCGATATGACATACCATCTTTTTCGAATTCGATAGTTACTTCACATTGCTTCTCATTGATTTTGTTCACCAAGTTTGGTATTTTAATACTGTTATCAATACTTTTACCATAAAGACCAAAGGCAAGCCCCTGAATGATTGCAGACTTGCCTACGCCATTACGAGCACCCTCAGCACCTTCAGTGCTGAGAGCATCATTATTTTGTCCAAGGATTAAAGTAAGAGTATTTGAATCAAGATCTACCACCTGTGGTACGTTACCAAAAGAGAAAAAGTTTCTCATACTAATTTTTTTGAATAATAACATTATAAATCCTTTTATAAAGACAAATATATTTGAATAAGTAGTTCTTTTTGAATATGATTCACGTCCAGTGAATTAATTTGTGCAATAACAATCTCATCTACAGTTTCGGTTTCTACATCACCTTCATATTCATCGAATTCTGTCATTCCTTTCTTATTTGGAATTACGTTAAATTCACGCACTTCAAACAGGGTACTAAATGTTTCACGAATAAAACTGATCTCATCCATATTGATGTTTATATCAACGAGTACCTTTGATATAGTGTTCTTCTCAATGTAGAAATCAGGTTCAGACAGAAGTTCTGATAGTGAAAATGTTCTGTATTTAGGGGCATCATCCCATGCTATAAATTCGGGGGATACTCCATGCTCCAGAATCATAACTCCACGTGCATCATCCCATGCATCTGAGTAGTTATGAGGAAAGCAGTTACCGGTATAGATAACATTTGTACCTGATGTTGTTATTCTTGTCTGCCGTTTATGAAAGTGTCCACTAAAAACATATTCACATCCTTTGAATGAGTCTTCAGTTTCTTTCCCATGATCAGGCATTTCAATCATCTTATTCAGTAAGTACCCAGGCAATTCCAAGTGACCGAAAACATATTTGCTTTTCAGTGTTGGTAGTACTTCATACTCATTATCAACCATAAAAGGTACGAAACTGCAATCATCAATAGTTTCAATCTGATTGATTAATTTAATATTAGGAAACTTACTTGCAATATTTGTACTTGCAATATCACGTTTATTTTTATGGTACATATCATGGTTTCCAACGATAAAATAAACTTCATTGAAGTTATCATTTAGAAGTTCAAGTACCTTTAAACCATAATCAAGAGTACTGATATTGATATTACTTCTGTTATGGAAGAAATCTCCCATGAATATACATGTTTTAATATCACGTTCTTTAGCTTTTCCAATCATGAACTCAGTGAACTTTACACAGTCTTCATTATGTTGTTTGCTATTATTACGTAATCCTAAATGCATATCGGTAAATGTAATTGCTTTATTAAACAGAGCCACGATTTTGCTTCCCTTCAATCATCTTCATTTCCATTTCAATTTGTCTGGTAAAGCTCGGATCAAAACCGTTCATTTCCAGTAAATCATCACGAATATTACGTACTTGCTTTTCAGTATTCAGTACCGAACGGAATGCGTTATTCACAAATGATGTATAATAAGCAAATGGATTAAGTTGTATTACAGGCTTATCACGTTTCTTATCAAAAAATATACTTTCGTTGAATAGTAATGCATTCTTTACTAACTGAATACGAGCATCACCCATCATTTCATCAATGTATGTATAATTACGGTAGTTTGCTCTTTGTGCATAATGTTCAGCAAGTTTAATAAACATCTTCCCAAGTTCATTCGTTAACCGTCCAGCAGTTAAACTAAATTCACCGTCTTCCAAATCACCACGCCAGTGTGAACGTGCTACTTCGATAAGTTCACCTGAACCATCTACGATATAGTGCTTAAAAGGTTCGAAATTAGTACGAATTTTTTTATCACTATCTTTTGACACATATGGAATATGTTCATTTGTAATAACACGGATAACTACTTCATCCAGTGGAACATCAGTAATCAGGAGTGAATTTTCTTCAGCAAATTCTTTAGCTCGTCTTTTGATAAAACCATTTTCAATTTGAATTTTATCAACAATTTCATTATTCAAACGTTTCTTTCTTTCTTCTGCTGCAATCTCAAGTACCTCATGAGTCACTTCACCTTCATCAAATACGATGTAATCGTACATGCTAAAGGACTCATCCAGTACATAAGAATATGACATTTTACTTTTTTGAATCTCACGCAGCAAATCTGCGTTATTCAAATATTTTTTCTTCGGTCGTTTAACAATACTCATTTATAGCTCCATCTCATAGTAAAACTTCGAACGATCCTTGTTCGTACTTATAGTATAGCACACAATGGGAAAATGTTTCAGTCAAATAAATACATTCAAAGTACACAACAATGTTTAAGTACTAAGGAGAATTATAATGAACGATCGTAGAGTACGTTTAAGACCTAAAGATGCTGCTGCAACTTATGTATACGGAGATTTAAATAGATCACAGCCATCTATATTATCAATCCTGAGAACAACTAATGGAATGGTGTGGAACTATACTCCAACTATTAGAGAAAGCCGTCAGGTAAACTATGAATCACAGCAACCAGTACATACCAATAGTGGATACAACAACTATCGTAACACTAATAACACAACTCTTTCCGTTCAAGGTGAATTTTATGCCGGTACAGGTTCAGAAGCAATGTACTTACTTGCTTGTATCACCTTTTTACGTTCAGTTACCTTAATGGACTTTGGTAGACAAGCAGAACAATATCATAACCCTGATTTTGGAGTACTTGGAGCACCGCCTCCAATTTTGTTATTCAGTGCTTATGGTAGATATATGTATAATGACATACCAGTAGTTGTAAAATCAGTATCGTTTGATTTTGCCGAAGATGTTGACATGGTATTAGTACCATTAACAACGCAAGGTACTACTGCTGTTTCAGCTAATAATACAATTGGTGGTTTAGCAAGTAACATTAAAACATACAGTAACTTCCAGACTGTTAAACAAACAGCTATTAACTCAGTTCAATCTAAAATTTCTGCATCGAATGCACTTAACGTTAACGTGTTTAATACTAAAACATCTGATATTAATGCTTTCTATAACAGTATTCGTGTTAACGGAATTCAAAATCAGGAAAACATGGTTTATGTTCCTCAAAAAATGAGTATTTCAGTACAGCTTGAACAACAACCAACGCCCGACTTTATGAGTAAGAAATTTAACCTTAACGCATATAAACGTGGTGATTTATTACGTAAAGGAGGATTCATTTAATGGCTCAACAATACAGTATCTATTCGCCTTACTATAAGGCTAAACAAACATCCTGGTATATGGATTATTATGAACAACCATCATTACCTAAAGCAGATTCTGATGTGTTGTACACTATTGACCCAATGTATGATGAACAACCTTGGAGACTTGCCAAAGATTTATATGGCAATGAAAGATTGTATTATATTTTTGCATTATTAAATCCAGACCTTATTCAAGATCCTGTTTACGATTTTAAAGCTGGTATTGAAATTAGAGTACCTACTACTGAACGTGTTCAGAGATATTTAAAATAACGGAGTAACAACATGGCAAACGCTTTTTCATCTAACGTAAATGCAAGAACAAAACCTGATGAGGTCGCAACTGACCCTAATAATCCATACAATCCAGAAAATTATAACCCTTATGATGGGGTTATTAATGCTGACTTGAATAATGCGATTATTGAACAGGAAAATGTTCTTTTAAAATATCATAATTATACTTACAATTTTTCTTTATATGCAATGAGTGCTGCTGACTTTAAACTATTTCAGGTTAATTCAAAAGAACAGGTTCAACGCTATGTTATTGCACAAAGTGGTGTATCAGCACGTTATAGTATTAATGACGTTAAAATGACAAGCGTATCGCCAGGAACACCAGGAAAAACTACCAACAGTTCTGTACTTCAAATTGATTTAGAATTAACTGAACAAAATGGTATGAATTTGCTAAATGATTTAGTTGTAATGTCTAACCAGCTTAAGTACAAAAAGTTTATGGATATTCCATTTATTCTTGAACTTAAATTTATTGGACAGGATCAAGATAGTGGTGTGATGATGGAAATTCCAGATACAAGAAAGTACTGGAAAGTTCGTATAAACACCATTAATAGTACAGCATCTGATGAAGGTGGTACTATGACACATAAAATGAATCTTGTTGCATTACGTAACGTATACGATAACCCAGCATGGATTCTTAAAGAACCATTTGAATGTACCGTGAGTACATTTGGTCAGTTTGTTTCTGAATTAGAAAAGAAAATGAATTCAATGGCAATGGAACAATACGGGTACTTACCAACCATGCTGCCATTACTCAATGATGGTAAGTTTTTTGATTTTCAGGTATCCGAAAAGCTGAATGGTATGCAGATGGTAGTTGACTCAAAACAGGATAATGAGACAGGTAAAACCAGTGCTTTATCCTATGGCTCAAGAACGTTCAGGTTTGATGCTAAAACCAATATCAGTACTGCTATAGATAATGCGATTGACTGTTGCTCAAGTATAACATCAGACAATACCATTGACCCTAAAAACAGACAGTTTGTTCAGGTAGTGCCGTCAGTTAATTATGCTGGTTATGACCCATTTCGTGGCACCACCGCATATAAGTACCGTTATTTCATCGTACCATTCTGGACAGGTGATGTAAAGGAATATGATGACCTTCAACCTGATTCTTTTAATCTAAAATATTTTATTGACAACGTTCCTAAATTTACTGACCCGAATTCAAAAATGCCTAAATTACTGGCTAAAAGATATGACTATCAATTCACTGGATTGAATAGTGAAATACTGAATTTAGATCTTAAATTTGACTCACAATTTTATCTGGCTACTACCCGTAACCCGTACAGTGCTATAGATCAAGAAAACAGTGCTGGTACTCACGTTGCACAGCAAATTGTATTCGGTAATGAAACTTTCAACGTTGGTAATGACAGTGATTTAGGTCATTTATATGAAGTAAAAGAAAAGGTTCAAAAAGATGTAAATGCTGGTACAGCAACTGAAGAACAAAAACAATTCTTACGGGAAGCACAAATAGCACTTGATGAACGTAAAGCAAAATATGAAGGTGAAAATGATAATGATGGACTCAGTATGGTTCCTGGAACTGATGTATATATTGAGGATTTCCGTGATGAATTTGATTTGAATGTATTGGGTACTGATGGAATTGGTGGTTATGTGAAAACAATTCCAATTGACACTGCAAACATTGCCGAAACAAACAGTAGTACTATTACTGAAAACAGTTCGCCATTCGAATTATATCGTCGTATGACAAAATCAAACTATTATAACCGTTCATTCTTGATGCAACTTGATATGGATGTTGTTGGTGATCCTTATTGGTTAGGCTGGTCAGATGATGCTTTCAATAATTACCTGAATGCTGCAATGACAGCACAGCAAATTGAATTAAATGCTGAACGTAACTCAGCTAACTTCTTAACATCTGAAAGTTATCTTATTCTTAATCTTAAGCCACCGAGTAAGATTAGTGATGTTACTGGTATTATGGATATTAGTGATAAAGATGTTTTTGCTCAAACCATTTATAGAGTACTACAGATTACTCATACCTTTAGTTCAGGATCATTTAAACAACATATTAATGGAGCATTAATTGTAAGAAGCCTTAGAAAAAATGCTGATGATGGAGTAGATAATGCAGGAAAGTAAACAATTAAAGTACGCTAATAACCAGAATAAACGTTTTGAACCAAATTTTATTCAAATTGGCGTTGTTAAAGATAATCGTGACCCATCCCGTTCAGGTAAATTGAAGGTTTGGATTAGTGGTTCACAGAGTAATGAAAGTTCTAAAGAATCATGGATCACTTGTCGTTATTTGTCAGCTTTTGCAGGACGTACTAAAGGTTCAAGTAACGCACAACAATTTAATGAGTACCCAAAGTCATACGGTCTTTGGGCTACTACTCCAGATGTTGGAACATCAGTAGCAGTATTCTTTGCTAATGGTAATGTTCACGATGCTTATTGGTTTGGTGGAGTGTATGATGACCGCATGAATGCTATGGTTCCTGGAATGGCAACGAAAGTAATTAGTAATTACGGTACAGATACTCCAGTTCCAATTACTGACTTTGACCGTAACAGTATTCAGACGGTAGTTGATGAAAAATACGTTAACTCGCCTGTTGTTGAAGGTCTTAAAAAACAAAACCTTTTATATGATACAGACTATGGTGCAGTAAACCGTAGTAGTACCAGACAAACTGTACCTACAGTATATGGTTTATCATCACCACGTCAAAACAGTATTGTTATTGATGATGGTTATCTTGAAGATGAATTAAATGCACCTTCATGGGATGATGACCCTGATGGATACCAAAATACAAGCATGAATAACCCAAGTGATGATAATCGCATTGGTTCACGTGCTAATGAAGGTATTTGTTTACGTACACGTAGTGGTGCACAAATATTGCTATCTGAAAGTACTGGTAATGTTTTTGTTATTAACCGTGATGGTACTGCTCGTATTGAAATGACTGCTGAAGGGGTTATTAATATCCATTCAGATAGTTCAATCAACATACGTACCGATGAAGACATGAATTTCACTGTTAAGAAAGATTGGAACGTTGAAGTTGGTGGTAATTTAAACTTTCACGTTAATGGTGATAGTAAAATTGAAATGCAAGGTAAATTAGATACTAAAGTACAGGGTGAAGTTGTTTTTAATACCAGTAGTAGTATGCGTTTATTTGCAAGTGCTGAATTGCGTTTCCAGAGTGGTTCTAATACTGAAATTACCTCTGGTGCAGCAATGAATTTAACTTCAAAAGATATAACCAGTGCAAAAGGTTCAGAAATGCACTTAACTGGTGCTGGTACTAACCTTACATTGGCTGGTGATGTTAGTTCTAACTCGATCTATCGTGGCCCTGACTTCCAGACACCTTCTGTTGGACTTAATGATCATATTCACTACCATGCAGCGTTCACAGACCCAACTAACCACAGTGACGCTATGGCGGCTCCTGTGCAGGGTGGTGATTCTGCTTCGCCTAAAGCAGCAACACCAGCACAACCAGCTAATGATGTACTTGCAGAAGTACCAGTACGTACAAGTCAAGAAGCTGTTGCAATGGTTAATACAACACAATCAGTAACACAAGCACTTGACCAAGACATGTTATATGACGATCCAGGTAGTGGTGTTACTTATTATCAGACTTACGAATCATTGGGTATGGTTATGCCATGTTCAGGTACTATTCGTCAGTACGGATATTGGGGTAAAGATGTTGCTACTGAAACAGGTGGTAAATCTAACCGCAATGGATGGATTATTCAATGTAAAGGTGATGTTGTTGCACCAGAGAAAGGAATAGTAGGCAAAAATAACACTGGTTTCTTTATTCTTCATGGCAATGGATATAAAAGCGTATTCTATGATGTGAATATGTCAGTATTCAATGGTGATACCGTAACAAAAGGCCAGAAAGTAGGAACTGCAAATGGTATTTTCTATTTTGAAATTAGATTAGCCGATTCAGCTTTATATGGTTTTAATGGAACTGTCGATCCTGGTTTATTCTACAGTAAAGTAACCGGAAAAGGTGCTGAATGTGCTAATAAATCACTTACTGCTGGTCAACGTAGTAACCCTAATGCACAACCTATTGCCAGTAATGACCCGTCAATTGATAGTACCGATCTTGTAATGATTAATTCGGTGCAAACTATTGGGTCTGGTTATGCACAACGTGGTTCTAAACGTGTTCCAAGAAAAACTTCCAGTACTAAGAGTACTAAAAAAGGCCAAGCGGTTAATTTCCAGATCAATGATAACGTTAGTATTGATAAAACCGTTGTTGATTGGAAAGTTAGTAATGAAGATGGTTTATTAATATCAGATTTAAAAGGATTCGAAGGTTTCGGAAACGCAATTAACGGTCGTTCTTATCCATATCGTGATGCTTTTGGTTATTCAGTAGGATTTGGTCACTTTATTAAACCAGGTGAAGATTTCTCTCAAGGAGTAACATTAGAACAAGCAGAACAAATGTTAATGCAGGACGTTAAAATAGCAATTCGTGATGCTAAGAAAATATACGCTTCTTATAACATGAGTACCCCATATATGATTCAGATTGTTATTACTGAAATGGTATATCAAATGGGTATTGGTGGTGTAAGAAAGTTCACGGGAACACTCAATGCTATGGCAAAAGGTGATTACCGTGCGGCGGCTGCGGGTATGCGTAATTCTTTATGGTACTCGCAAACAACAAGACGTGCTGAAACATTAGCACGTAGAGTAGAAAAATGTGCTTAAAGGGAGTATTAAATATGTCATGGATAATTAAAAGTACTGATGCAAAACTTCTTAATAATATTAAGACGTTTGAAGGTACTATACAGTATCAAACGAAGTTAGGCTATTTCAAGAATGGAAAATTCTGGACTTACAAAGATCATTTGGGTTTCCCTACCATTGGGTACGGACACCTTATTACTAAAACAGAAAATTTCAAAGATGGATTAACTGAATCACAGGGTGACGCACTATTAGCCCGTGATTTGGAATCTAAAGTAGCAGACGCTAAATCAATTTATGATCAGTATAAAATGGATATACCAGAAGACGCACAACGTGTACTTGTTGAAATGGTATTCCAGATGGGTAAACAGGGAGTAGATAAATTTAAAAATACTCTAAGTTTACTTGCTGCTAAAAATTACAAAGCTGCTGCTAATGGAATGCGTAATTCTCTGTGGTACAGACAAACAACTAATCGTGCAGAGATTTTAGCTAAACGCATTGAATCCTGCTAAGGATAATATATGGCAACATTTATTGGATTCGGTTCACCAGTAGTAGGTAAAACTGAAGTACTTTATGATGTGGAACTTGTTAAACGTGGTCTATTAAATCATTTCTATACTCGTAAGGGTGAAAGAGTAATGGATACCGAGTATGGTTTCATTGGATGGGATTTAATCTTTGAACTGGATACTCCTGGAGTACCTGAAATGATTGAATCCGATGCCAGACGTATTATTGACATGGAACCTCGTGTTAATGAACGTATCATTGATATTCAGAAAATAGAGTACGGATATATTCTAAACATTGAATTGTACTTTGTTCACCTCGATACAGTCGATACCCTATCAGTCGTATTTGACCAGCGTTCACTAAACAGAATGCAGTAATATAAAGGCACTCAATGAGTGCCTTTTCTTTTAATAAATAATTCAAACATAGAATTATTGGATGTAATATGTCAAAAAAGTTAAGTACAGAAGAATTTGTTCAAAAAGCTAAACTTATTCACGGAGAGAGATACGAGTACTCAAAAGTAGTGTATCAAACTGCACATAATAAAGTCATTATTGCCTGCAAAGTACATGGTGATTTTGAACAAAAAGCTAATGGTCATTTAACAGGTAAAGGATGTTTGAAATGTTCCGGTAAAGAACAATTGGATACAGATTCATTTGTTAAAAAAGCTATTATCATACATGGTAACAAATATGATTACTCTTTAGTTGATTATAGGAATATTACCACCAAAATACAAATAATTTGCAATGTTCACGGTTCATTTTTTCAATTACCAAGCAATCATTTAAATGGTTCATCATGCCCTGATTGCAGTAGTAAGAAAAAGCATACAACTAAATCTTTTATTGAAAAATCAAAGAAAATTCATGGTAGTAGATATGATTATTCTTTAGTGGATTATAAAAATAAACAAACTAAAGTTAAAATTATATGCAATATACACGGTATTTTTGAACAAACTCCAAATAATCATTTCAACAGTATTATAGGTTGTGAAAAATGTAAATTAGATTCAACACAATCTAAATCGGTTTCTGATATTGAGAATATCTTAATTTTTAATAGAATTAAATTCATTAAAGAATATCGTTTTGAAAATTGCAGAAACACATATTCATTACCCTTTGATTTCTTTATAGAGGAATTAAATCTATGCATTGAATATGATGGCATACAGCATTTCAAGCCTGTTGAACATTGGGGTGGTGAAGAAGGATATAATAAAACACATATTAATGACAAAATTAAAAATGAATATTGTGCTGATAATCATATTAATTTGTTAAGAATATCATACAATGAAGAACACAAAATGGTTTTGAAAGAATATTTCAAATCAAAGTTTAATATTATTTTAAAGGAATAATAAATGGCAATATCAACCAGAACATCAAATCTTTATGCGGGAGAGGATTGGAAGTTAGTATATGAAAGTTTCCGCAAAATCAATCTTCAGGCTTACGATTATGATACTATTCGTAGTAGTATGGTTCAGTACA